GCTGAAGCCGGCATGTTTTATAATACAGTTACAAAAAAACTGTATGATGGAGAAAAAGGAATTGAAATAATTCCTGTATTCTACAAAATGACGTACCCAGAATGGGCTCCCTTTGAAAAAAGCGAAGGTAGACCAGTTCACCCAGATAGAGGTGCTGAGGTTCTTCAACAAACAACTCAAAATGATCGTAATAAAGATATGCTGAAAAGTGGTAATGAAATTATCAAAACAGCAAATCACTTTGTGATCATTAATGGTGATAGACCTGAGAAGGCTTTGATCACTATGAAATCTACTCAGTTAAAAGAGAGTAGAAGTTGGAATTCATTAATGGAAAATGAATTTGAAATTGATCCGAACACCAAAAAAGCTGTTCCGGCACCTATCTTTTCCAGAATCTATAGACTTAAATCTGTAGAAAATGCTGGAAGTAACTTTAATTGGCATGGATATAAAATTTCATTGTCAAGAAAAGTAGATAATGCTGGCATTTACCAAATGGCTAAGGATTTTCACAACTCTTTAAAGAAATCTGCTCAACGTAAAGAAGTAGATTCTGGAGAAGGAAAATCTAACTACTAGTTTCCTCGCGAAGGAAATAGGGCGGCCTAGGGAGACTGAAGCCGCCCGCAAAAAAACATAATTTAGTAGTAAGGGATCATTATGGTGAAAGAATTTATAGAGCTTTTTTCTGGTTACGATGGAAACTTCGGTATCGCAGATATGTCCAGTGCAAAACTGGACTCTGAAAAAAACAAATTAAAACCTGATTATGAATGGTCAGGCAGACCCATCACTGACGAAGATTATAAAAAACACATAGCAGGTGAAATTTCAATTGGAATACAGCCTTGTAGATTAAATAAAACAGCACAGTTTGGATGTATTGATGTTGATCCAAAAAATTATAAAAATTTTAGAATAGAATCTTATTTAGCATTATTTCAACAATATAATTTACCTTTAGTACCATTATTATCAAAAAGTGGAGGACTTCACTGTTATCTATTTCTTGAAGAACCTATTCCAACAATAGATTTAATTGAAGCATTAAAATCTTTTCTACTTCCATTAGGATTGGATCCTGATACGGAAATTTTTCCTAAGCAGAAAGAATTAAAGGAAGATGAAAAAGGAGAAATTAAACCAGGTAACTTTATTAATTTACCTTATTATAATAATGGGGAAACAAATCGATATGCTGTAGATAAGAATAATTCTAAACTATCTTTAGAGCAATTTATAGAAGTAGCAAATCAATTAAAAATAGATAAAGAAAATTTACAGAAACTAGTAGATGAAACTTATCAAAATATTTTAAAAGGAACTAATATTGAGTTTGAAGATGGACCACCATGTTTGGCTCTTTGTTCTAAGAGAAAACTAGATGATGGTAGAGACCGTTTTATGTATAATTATATGGTCTTTGCTAAAAAGAAATATAAAGAAAAGTGGCCAGATCATGTATCTAACGCAAACTATAATTATTTAGAAACACCTTGGGATAGATCAAAACTAGATTCTAAAATTAAAGCATGGTCTAAGGAGACAGCAGGACATACTTGTTATGAGGATCCAATACAAAGTAAATGTATGAGGACTCTTTGTTATACAAGGCCATATGGAGTTAAGTCTGATAGTATAACTTCTTTTCCTGAAATAACTGATTTTCAAATCATAATGTATTCAGAACCTGAATATAGGTTTAACATATCTTTACCAGATGGATCAAAGGGAGAGATTTCTGCTTCTAATACGAAGACAATGACAGAACAAAAAGATTTACTAAGATTGATTTGGGAACAAACAGGAATTTATCACGAGCCTTTAAAACCAAAAGACTTTAGAGCTAAACTAACAGAACTTAGACAAAACTGTCAAACCATAACACCACCAGAAGGAACAGGTATAGATGATTTATTGAGAGAAGAATTATTTCAATATTGTGTTAATGGTCCACAAGCACAAGAAAGAATTCAAATTAAGAATGGGTCTTGTCTAACAGAAGATGGGTTTCATTATTTTCAATGGAAATCTTTTTTATCACATCTGGGAAATGGATGGAAAACACCTCATGAAAAAATTGCTCAGAAATTAAAAGAAAAGTGCCAAGTTAAATTTGGTCATTATATAAAGATAGAAGGTAAAGCTGTTAGTGTATGCAAAGTTAAACAACTTCACATAGATAAAATAGAATACAAACCTGTAGATAAAAAAGGAAGCAACTATTAATGCGTTATAAAGTTATTGGCCCACCAGGTACGGGCAAAACAAGAAGACTATTAAACGAAGTACATAAATATGTAAAAAATGGCACGCCTTTAAATAAAATTGGATACTTTGCTTTTACTAGAAAAGCTGCAAACGAAGCAAGAGACAGGTATCTAGATGTAAACACACACTTAACTAAAAAAGATATTAAATATTTTCAAACTTTACACTCATTAGCTTTTAATTGTTTGGGATTAAAAGAAGAAAACGTTATGCAAGATTTAAATTATAAGGCTATTGGAGAAAAATGTGGAATACAGGTTAAGTATGCAGCTTATGAATCTAATACATGGAACGGTATTTTTTCGTCAAACAGTGAATATTTAACATTAATCAATTTAGCTAGATCAAAACAAATCACAGCTTTAGAACAATTTGATCGTAATGAACATTTAGGAAAACTAGAAAGATATAAGGTAGAGGCTATAGCAAAAGAAATAAAAGATTATAAAAAAGTTTATGGGCTCATTGACTATCATGACATGTTGGAGAATTTTTTAGAGAGAGGAAAGTCTCCAAAGTTTGATGTTATTTTTGTAGATGAAGCTCAAGACCTATCAAAGATACAATGGTCCATTATTAATAAACTTGAGAAAGATAATGATATGGATATATGGGTGGCAGGTGATGATGATCAAGCTATTTTTGGTTGGGCAGGAGCTGATGTTGATTCTTTTATTAATTGGAAAGCAGAACCTATTCCTTTAACACAATCAGAACGAGTTCCAAGTCAGATACAAAGTAAAGCGTTAGGTATTATTAATAGAGTTGAAGAAAACAGAATTACAAAAGATTATTTACCAAAAAAAGAAAAAGGTGAAATATATCAACGATACAAACTAAGTGAAATTGATCTTTCTAAAGGAGACTGGTTAATATTAACAAGAACTAACCCATTATTAAAACCTATACCTGCTTTTTTAAAAAGAAAAGGATTCTTTTTTCAAACTGCAGATGGAAAAAGTATGGGTAAAGCACTTTTTGAAGATGTTCAAAATTGGAATAGACTCAAGAAGGGAGAGACACTCCCCGAGATTCAGGAGACAAGGGTCAGGGAAAGAATAAAAGAAAAGAAATTAACTATAAATGAAGAATGGTATGACGCTTTTACAAATGTAGCGGACACCAAGAAAGAATATTTAAGATCAATGCTTATGAATGGAGAAGATTTATCTAAAGAACCTAGAATAAAAGTATCTACCATTCATGGAGCAAAAGGTGGTGAAGCTACGAATGTAGTTTTATTTTTAAATCAGACTTCCAATACAATGAAGGCTTCCAAAAAATCAAAAGGCAAACAAGATGAAGAGTATAGGGTTTGGTATGTAGGGGTAACAAGAACCATAAAAAATTTATATTTAATTAAATGCAATAACAAACAAAAGGAGTTTAGTATATGAGCGCATATAAAAAGCAGATCGGTGGATCTCACTACAAAAATTTTCGTATTCAGCCGAGCAAGTTTATAAACGACAATAAGTTGCTTTTTGCGGAGGGGAATGCTATAAAATACATCTGTAGGCATTCTGCAAAAAATGGAAAGCAAGACTTGGAAAAAGCTAAACATTATATTGATATGATAATAGAAAGAGACTATGTTTAAAGCGCAAACAGAATGGGCCAAGCCTGAAGAGTTTCCAGATTTACGTCAAGCAGATACAATAGCAATAGATTTAGAAACATATGATCCAGATTTAAAATCAAAAGGATCAGGTTCAATTGTTGGCAGAGGTAAAGTTGTAGGCATAGCAATTGCAACAGATGGATACTCTGGATACTTCCCTTTTGATCACAAAGGTGGAGGAAACCTTGAAAAAAGTAAAGTAATTGAATGGTTTAAGGACGTTTGTGCATGTCCTGCTGATAAAATTTTTCACAATGCAATGTACGATGTATGTTGGATTAGAGCGATGGGAATAAAAATAAATGGAAACATTTATGACACCATGATCGCAGCATCATTAGTAAATGAAAATAGATTTAGATTTGATCTTGGCTCTTTGGGTTGGGATTATGTTGGTAGAGGTAAAAACGAAAAAGAATTAGTAGAAGCAGCAAATGAATGGGGAGTTGATCCCAAAGCTGACATGTGGATGTTACCGTCCATGTATGTTGGTAACTATGCTGAACGAGATGCGGAGCTTACTTTAGATTTATGGAAAGTCATGCAGAAAGAAATAAGCGACCAGGATCTAGGGTCTATCTTTGAATTAGAAACAGATTTATTTCCGTGTTTAGTTGATATGAAATTTAAAGGGGTTCGTGTGGATGTCGAAGCCGCTCATAAATTGAAACAACAGTTATGTACAGAAGAAAAACAATTGTTATCAGAAGTAACCAAAGAGACAGGAATAGAATGTCAAATATGGGCAGCAAGATCGATTGCCAAAGTTTTTGACAAATTAAAACTGTCTTATGACCGCACTGAAAAGACAAAGTCTCCTTCATTTACAAAAAATTTCCTTTCTGAACATAATCATCCTCTAGTTAAGAAAATAGCAAAAGCCAGAGAAATAAACAAGGCTCATACAACATTTATTGATACTATTATTAGATATGAACATAAAGGTAGAATCCATGCGGATATTAACCAGATAAGATCTGACCAAGGTGGTACCGTTACTGGAAGATTCTCATATTCTAATCCAAATTTACAACAAATTCCCGCTCGTAATAAAGACTTAGGTCCACTGATTCGATCCCTTTTCATACCAGAATCAGGTTGCGAGTGGGGATGCTTTGACTACAGTCAACAAGAACCTAGACTTGTAGTTCACTATGCATCCTTAGATCAAGATACAAGTGTGTTTGGAGTGAAAGACGCTTACGAAGAAAATGTTAAATCAGATTTTCATCAAACCGTAGCTGACATGGCTCAAATACCTAGAACACAAGCTAAAACAATTAATTTAGGATTGTTCTATGGAATGGGTAAAGGTAAACTTCAAGCTGAGCTCGGTGTGTCAAAAGAAAAAGCGGAAGAACTATTTCAACAATATCACTATAGAGTTCCTTTTGTTAAAAGATTAATGAACTCTGTATCTAATAGAGCACAAAAAAGTGGACAGATAAGAACTTTACTTGGTAGATTGTGCCGGTTTCATCTATGGGAACCAAATTTATTTGGTATGCATAAAGCACTTCCTCATGAAGAAGCTCTTAGAGAACATGGTCCAGGTATTAGAAGAGCTTATACTTACAAAGCATTAAATAAATTAATTCAAGGTTCAGCTGCCGATATGACAAAGAAAGCTATGCTGGATTTATATAGAGAAGGAATTATTCCTCATATTCAAATTCATGATGAACTAGACATTTCTGTAGAATCTGATAGTCAAGCAAAAAAAATTATTGAGATTATGGAGAATGCTGTTAAACTAGAGATCCCTAACAAAGTTGATTATGAATCTGGCAAAAATTGGGGAGATATTTATGGGTAATTATTATGGCTTATTTAAACGCAAATATTCCTGCAACTTATGCACAGATAAGGAGAGAATATTTATATGATCTCAAAGAACACCATGGAGAAGTTGAAGACTGTATTATCTTTGGCATGGCATCAATTACAGGGCGTCCTATACTCTTTCATGCAATTATGGAAAATGGTGCTGTCTTCTATCGTCTCCCAATATCTGCCTTCATTCAAAGAGGTTTTGACCCAGAAGAAGTTCCTAGATATAGACTTGATGAGTTGGAGCTTTGGAATTGTTTCAGTTATTATCCTTCTATTACTTCTTTCGATATTCTAGACGGCACAAGAGGCAAATATTTCGGAAAAGACAAGAAAACACACTCAGGATTATATCTTTTTACAGTTGACTGGGCACACCCAGAGAGTAATATAGTAGATACCGATCATTCGGAAATTCCGCACGAACATAAGTGCGCACACATAATGGCCTTAGATGATGGTAATTATGCGGCTCAGCCAAACAATCGTATAATCTGGAACATTCCTTCTTTCACAGTTAAGGATGAAATTCCTGACTGGAAAGTTCAAACAAGTGAATGGAATGTTGAAGATACAGGTAAGTGGAAAACAGAAGATACCGATAAATTCTTCTATAAAATTGAGGAGACAAAAAATGATTAAAAGATGGATTATAAGACCCTTAAGAAAACTTTGGGATAAAATTATTAGTCAATTTAATAAATAAGGAAAACCAATGACATATAAATGTAAAGATTGCAGCTGTAAATGTCATTGTGGTCAAGAACTACATGCTGACGTTTACGGAGTATGCACATGCGATAACTGTAGCTGTGGTAGAAAAAAAGAAGAAGTTGTAGACGACACTCAAGAATGTGACGTATGTCAATAGGAGGCCACGTGAACTATAAATTTACATTAATATTATTAATATTAATAGCACTACTAACGGTTCTTGGTGCACCTGTTGTACAAGGAGCAAATAATCAAACAAATGTTAGTGGTTCCAACACAAGTATTGAAGGTGGGTATACCGGAGGAGCTACAACTTACGAATCAGGTAGCTCATCAAGTACAACTACAAATAGTACTAGTAATAGTAATATAAGATCCGCACCTCCGACTGCGGGGGCGCCCTCATATAATTCTATGACACAAGATGTTTGTGCCGTAGGAGCTTCTGTAGGAGTTCAAACTTTTGGTGTTGGAGTGTCTGGTGGAAAACACTTTATAGATAAGAATTGTGAAAGATTAAAACTAGCAAGAATTTTAAATGATTTTGGCATGAAAGTGGCAGCT